TAGTTCTTTTTTAGGAAGGAGACCCCGGGCCCTAGCTCCCGAGGCCCCTCCGCAGGCACCTATCGGGCGATCGTTCGATAGGGCCATCGTGTAGCCAGCGGGGCTAGGGTTCCCACTGACCAGTCCTGTCAAGCAGCTCCACCATCGCTGATGACGCCGATGATCAGCGTCTGAGCAGCTCCACCAGATGCAGCCGGAATCGGGTCCACGATGTGCTCGTTGAGCTCGTTCCGCCTGATGGTCCCGATGGTGATCGAGGTTGCAGAGTTCCGAGTGATGACTCTTGCTCCACTCGGAATCTTGGGGCCAGACACCAGCTTGCCGACATCGCCTGCCACAAAAGCAGCAGTGGCAGATGTCACCGTGGGCGAGTTTGCTGTCACAACCGCATCAGCCACCGAACGGCCGAGTGCGAAGGGCGAAACTTCAGACCAGTCGAGGTCCGAAATCACCACGGTTGCGCCAGCAGTGATCCGCTGGGTGTCATCAGTCAGTTCGACATCGTCAAGGAGTGTGGTTACACTTCTTCCCATAGCTGTCTCCTTTCGACCCGTTGATCAGGGCTTGACGATCTTCGTCAGACCCCTGGGGTTCAGGATCGCCATGCCGACGAGCTCATCCATGACCCAGCCCTTGTGGAACTGCTCCACCTGGTTGTTCTCCTCGACATCGAGGGAGTACATCACAGGGAAGACACCCAAGAACTGGGGCTCCGGAGTCAAGTACGTGGTCTTCTTCGGGATGATGATCGACTTACCGATCTGGAACTCGCCGAACTGGACGACACGCTCTCCAGCAACGACGCGGTCCTTGAAGGCCCAGCCGGTGGTGTTGATGTCCCACCGGTACAGATCCCTGTAGTCACGAGGGTTGAACAGAAGTCTTGCGGACTCCAACTCGTGCTCGTCCGTACCTGCAACCGCGTCGTAGAACGCGTTCGGCGTCAGATAGCTGCCAGTGATCGTGATGGTGTGTGCATGCGGGTCGCCGCCAAGGACCAGGGGGTCGATCAAGGCGTATGCAGCAATTGCAGCCTCGATCAACGTGATCATCCTGGAGTCTTCCTGCTTCATGATGGCCTGCTTCGACTCATCCTGAGCATACTCGACTTGGTTCACGCGCAGGTACCACAGATCTTCCTTCTTGATCTGCGGGAAGGTTGCGATCCTGAAGAGCTGGATCGGAAGGCGCTTGCCCTCAAACGGCGTGATCTTGACTTCACCCTCGTTGCCGTGAAGCATGTACGCCTGGCCGAGGTCATCGAGCACGTCGTACTCAATGGGGACACCCGGCGTCAGCGGGTCTTCCAGAAGCACGTTCCTCAGGAGTCCCTGGTAACGCAGCTTCAGTTGGATGGGCCCGATCATGGACTGGCCGAGACGCTGAAGTCCAGCGCGACGGTCAGCGAGCATGTATGCGAGCTTCTCTTGCTTCTCTCTCCGCGACAGCTTCCGATTGCCGATCTTCCGCTGAGCAGCGACGATGTCTCGCACGTACTCGGAGGAAGCCTTGGCATAGCGGCCCAAGCCTGAGCCGACTGCGACTGGTGTTGACATTAGCTATCCTCCTTACGCGTGCTTCTCGAGGCTGACAATGATCTTCGTCGATCCGACCACCTGGATCAGGTGACCGGCGACGGCAGTGGAGACAGTTGCACCAGATGCGGTCGTCGTGAGCTTGCCCACACCCTGAGCATGAGCACCGATGGTCACACGAAGTGGGACCTTCGAACCGTCGACTGGGTTCGTCCAGGCGGCCGACGTGTCGAACGCCGGAGCCAAGATCTCGAACACGGACTGGTTGTCGCCAATCCATACGGCGAACAGGTTGTTTCCGATGTTCCGAACTTCGTCGATGCCCAGCAATGGAGCCACGAACAGAGCCGACAAACCCCACACCGTGTGGTTCGCGGCCGTGCCACCTGTGCCACCGAACAGCGTACACTTCTCGCCGTCCAGCTTGGCCATCACCATGCCCGGGTAGATGTCCCGGGAACGGTCCCACGCAGGATCCAGGAAGCAGCCATACGGCGTTGCCTGGTGATTCGCGTAGAGCGGACGGATGGTGCGCTTTTGCGCAACATTGTCCAGGGTAACCCTCAGCATTCCGTTTTCACCTCATCTCTCTACAGGAACGCCAGGCTGTCGTCGGCCTCCGTAGCCGCTGACTGCCGTCTTGTGGTTGGACGCTGGCCCATGGCCGGCGCTTGTGCTCGCCGGACAGTCCGACCAGCAGTTCTTGGTGTCATCGAAGTCCGGATCTGGATAAACGCCTGCAGATGAGACAGCCGATCTCTCAGCAGTCCCTCTGACAAGCCCTCCAGCTCTGCCACCTTCGCGAACTTCTGATCAGGTTCGATCAGTCCGGCAGCAACGTAGGCTTCAGCGGTCTGGATTGCCAGAACGGCGGATGCCCTGCGACCGAAGCCCTTGCGGAGCCCAGCCGGGATCCACTGGAGCGGGTTGTCAAGCACCGGGTTCGGGTTCAGATCCTTCGCCTGGTTGTGCTCGTACTCGCCAGTGTCGTACTGACTGTCCTGAGCGTAGTCGTCCGTGGTGTTTGCCACTGGAGTCTCCACATCCACTCGAGCATCTGGTTGAGCTACTTCTGCATCCGTGCCTTCGTAGCCCTCTCCGTCCGCACCGGTAGCTTCATCGCCGCTATCGTCCAGATCAGCCTTGCGGGGCCTCCGTGGACGCCTCTTGGCGACTGTCTCACCACCTGGCACGCTGGTGTCAGTTGCTGGGCCTTCCAGTGTCGTGACGTCTACGACTTGGTCGGGACCCATGTCAACACCTGCTGGTGCACCAGAGTCGATGTTCTGGACATCTTCTCTTGGCTGCTCGTCCATGACTTGGTCTTGCGTCACAGGCGGAGCTTCTGCTGCCGGTGTATCTGCAATCTGCTCTGAGCCCTCTTGCGGCTGCTCGTTCTCAGAGAGGTCGGAAAGTCGACGTCTGGCTTCGGCCTGCCTGCGAGCATTGAGGGCGCTTCGCAGTCCCTGGTTATGCGCCATCCTGTTGTCCTCCTTCCGTTCCTCATCTTCCTTCTTCTCTGGCTTGTCTTCGTCCTTCGCGTCCTGCTTGTCCTCTTTCTCTTCCTTGTCCTGACGAATGTCGACTTCAC